TTGATTACTGCAATAGGTTCATACTTACCAGAGTTATCACTTGCTTGTTCATATGCTGACCAAACATTGACCTTCTCTTGGTTCTTACATTCTATACTGTAAGGAAACTTTTGTCTAGCGGCACGTGCCATAATTAAATCTTCGCCACTAGCACCCATAGAACGACTTTCAATGTCCTCTGGATGTATCATTAACTTCTCTATTAAAAGTTCTCTTACCTTTTTTTGTAAATTTCTGCCTTTTGCTTTTGCACTACTAGTCTTCATCTTCCCAATGTACTTCGTCCCAATCTTCATCTTTATGTATTGCTTCACCACAACAAGGACAAAACTTTACTGGTAATTCATTTAAGACTTTGACTTTAAACTCAGCATCGCAGCTTTCACAAATTATCATAGTTTGAATCCTTCAAATGTGTTTTTACTCACGTCTTGTTTTATTCCTCCTACCACATAACTTTCTATCTCAGTTTCTTGTGGTGCGTTTTGTAGACCACGACTATTCAACCAATGTTCAGTCCATGGTAATGGGTTTTGATTACCTGGTTGGTCATATATAGGCGTTAACCCTACTGCTCTCATTCTTCTATTTGCAATAAACTCAACATACTTACATAATAGTTTTGTATTTAAACCTATCATACTACCGTCTTTGAATAGATATTCTGCCCAACGTTTCTCTTGGTCTACTGCGTCCTTAAATGCTTGTATAGTATTTTGTTCTTCTTCTTTAATTACTTGTAACATTTCTTTATCATTTTCTTTTCTCATATAATTTTTAATCATATGTTGAGAACCTGCTAAGTGTTGACTTTCGTCTCTAGCAATTAATGAAATAATTTTTGCACTACCTTCCATAAGTTTTAACTCACCAAAAGCAAATGAACAAGCAAACGAAACATAGAAACGAATACCCTCTAAGATATTTACATTTACTATAGCACGCCAAAGTTTTCTTTTTAATTCTTTCATGTTACCTTTTTTATCAAGTAACCATCTTTGACCTGCTTCAATTAATTCATCATAAGTTGCCGTTACACTTTCTGCTCTTTCTGTTATATACTTATCTGTTAAAATTCTATCAAAAACTTCAGCAGGATCTGAGTATATATTTTTTATTATATATGTATAACTTCTACTATGAATACTTTCCATGAAGTCCCATACTAAGATGTGTCCCTCAATCTCTGGTAGACTACAGAATGGCAAGAACGATAAACTAGGACCTCTACCTTGTACACTATCTAATAATGTTTGATATCTTAGATTAGATGTAAAGATATGTTTTTGTTCTGGTCGTAATTGTTGCCAGTCGTTTCTATCTTTCTGTAAAGATACTTCTTCTGGTCGCCAGAATAAACCTAATTGATGTTGTGTTAGTTTATCAAAAACAGGATACTTAAATGTATCATATCTTTGAACACCATTATCTTCGCCAAAAAACATTGGCTGTTTTGTAAAATCTACTTTTGCGTTTTGATTATAGACACTCTTACTCATTATTCTCCTTCTTTTAGTTCGTAAAAAAATTCATCACTATCACCTGCTGTCCACTTTTGTTCACCTTCAACACTATACTCAATAGTAGATACTTTGAAATCTGGAAACTTCAACTTACTAGGTGTATAACTCTTATCATAAAAAATTACCCTATTGTTAGGTTGGGCAGCAAAATGTCCATTGTCTAATTTAATTATGTTGAAAGATTTATGTTGACTTGGCGTTTCGCTATAAGTAACATTTCTTTCTAAGTTTGTAGAGTTAGCATTGTCTATAGTAAACAAGTACCAACCTTTGTACCATTTTTTATTTGGCGATAGATACTTACATTGATTACCACTTAGCATTTGTTTTTCAATAACTGTAATATCATAACTAAAACAATCCCATAACTGTAACTCAGTTAGTGGTAGATCACCTGTATGGTCTTTCTTCCACACAAATGCACTAATTGGTAATTTATCAAACAGAGCACCATACTCTGGTATGTAAGTTTCAAAATACAAGGCACGCCCTTGTATTGACTTTATAGTAACCCACACGCCCTCAACTAACTCGCCATGACCTTTTTCTAAGTCATACAAATATTCTTTTTTAACAAATACATCAACATGTGGACAATTAACTGCTAAATAACTCATATCTTATACCTCTGGAAAATTAATTAAATCTCCTTTACCTGTGTAATCTAACGCAGGATCAAGGTCACTAAATCTTAATATAACTTTATAATGTGGACTTTCAACCTTATCAACTGACCAGTAATCGTTCAAAGGGTCGAACATTAAAGCACTACCCAATTTGTTTGATATCGTTGCATGTTGAAAATGGTAATTACCGCCAGTAGTTTTATTTAGTGGTATGTGAATGTCTAGTCTGTTCCACGGCATTTCATTACCCCACGGTTTCTGCATATCTACTGATTGTTTTCTCACTTGTATATATTTTAAACTCATACCTGATTTTGTAGGTTGAAATAGTTTTAAATATTCACTTAGTCCTATGATTGCGTCAGAAATATGAATTGTTTTATCATCATACTTTTCTGGTAAATCAAATGAACTTAAATATTCAAAACCAAACTTATCTGTTTTGACTAAGTGTTTGTTTTCTTCAAATGCGTCAATCAACACTTGTCTTTTTTCTTGTGTGTTTATTAAACTAATTTGTTTTGATATTATCATATTGCACAACTTTCACAGTATTCTTCGTATGCTTCATCACTTGCAAACTCCGCTCTTGTTTTTAATTCTTGTTCTGGACCACCAATACTGTGTTGTGGTTCATCACCATCAGACTTACTATCATATGTATTCTGATAATAAGATGTTTTCCATCCTAGTTTATATGTAGTCAACAAATCTTTTGCCATTACTGAAATAGGCACTTCATTGTTTTCATATTGTTCAGGATTGTAAGACCAGTTACCAGATATACCTTGGTCAAAATATTTCTGCATAACAGAAACTACATTGATATATCCCTCGTTACCTTCCATTTCCCATAGTAGAGTATAGAAGTTTTTAAGATTAGGATATCCTGGTACTATTTGTTTAAGAGGACCTTTTTTACTTTTCTTAATTGACAAGTAATCTCTTGGCGGTTCAATACCATTCGTTTCATTTGACACCACAGACGAACTTTCACTAGGCATTTGCGCTGACAAAGTGCTATGTCTAAGTCCATGCTGTTTAATGTCCTTGCGAAGACCAGACCAATCATAACTCAACTTTCTCTTTACGATACCATCAACATCCTTCTTATAAGTGTCTATTGGTAGTATACCGTCTGAATATTTAGTCCTGTTAAAGTATTCACATGGTCCTTTCTCTTTTGCAATCTCATTAGAAGCTTTGAGTAGATAGTATTGAAATGCCTCAGTATACTCGTCCACCAGTCTCCAGGCGTCTTTTGAGGCGTAAGAAACCTTGTTCTTTGCTAAGAAATGAGCAAGACCAATATAACCAATGCCTAGTGATCGTCTTGCTTTTGTACTTCTTTCTGCTGCTAATACAGGATATTTCTGTAAGTCTATGATCTCTTCCAGACCTCTAACAGATAGATCACATAAGTTTTCTAACTCATCTTTATTACTAATCGCACCCATATTAATGGCAGATAAGATACATAAAGCAATCTCACCTTCGCCATCAATATGTTGCAATGGATCAGTTGGTAGGGTAATCTCTTGGCATAAGTTACTCATATTCACTTTGTCTTTAAAACTTGAATGTGAGTTAGCATGATCTATATTCATAATATAGATACGACCTGTTTCTGCTCTTTCTTTTAGTATAGAACCAAATAATACTTGAGCACTTATTTTCTTTTTACTGATTGATGTTTTTCTTTCATACATCTTATACATGTCATCAAACTCATCTGTACCAAATGCGTCATATAGACCTGGTACTTCATGTGGTGAGAACAATGTTATATCTTCATTGTTAATAAATCTTTCATAGAATAGTTTTGATATCTGTATAGAGTAATCTAACTTTCTAACTCTATTGTCTTCACTACCCTTATTATTTTTTAGAACAATGATATCTTCTATTTCTTGGTGCCAGATAGGAAAGTGGACAGTTGCTGAGCCGCCTCTAACACCATTTTGTGTACAGCACTTGACCGTTGCTTCAAACTTTTTAAGGAATGGGACCACACCGGTGTGCTGAACTTCGCCACCACGGATACGAGAATTGATTCCACGGATTCTACCAGCATTGATACCAATGCCAGCCCTCTGAGCGACATAACGCCCAACAGCCATATCACTAGTGAAGATACTAGGAAGAGTATCATCAATGTCCACAAGGACACAACTAGCATACTGGCGAAGAGGAGTACGGACACCTGCCATAACCGGTGTAGGAATATTGATAAGGTGGGTTGATATTGCATTATAGTATTTTTTAACATAAGTCATCCTTTTTTCTTTGGGATAATTTCTAAACAAAGTTGCCGCTATCATAATATACATGAACTGTGGCGTTTCAAAAATTTGACCAGATGAACGATCTTGCACTAGATACTTGTCAAGCACTTGTCTCATACCTGCATATGAAAACAGATAATCTCTTTCATGCTTGATAGCAGCATTCATCTGGTCTATCTCATCTTCGTCATACCAGGACATAATCTCTTTGTCATATACGCCTTGTTTAATACATGTCTGTATGTGATCTTTCAAATGTGGTAGTTCCCATAATCTATGATAGAGAGATTTTCTTAAACTGAATAATAATAATCTTGCTGCCACATATTGATAGTTAGGGTTTTCTAAAGAGATTAAGTCTGAAGCAGACTTGATAAGAATTTGTTGTATTTCGTCTGTAGTAATTTCATCAAAGAATTGTATACCACTATTCATTTCAACTAAACTTTCAGACACACCTGATAAGTCTTTACATGCATACCCTACCATAGAGTGTATTTTATCTAAGTTAAGAGGTTCTGTCCCTCTGCCATTTCTTTTTCGTACATTAATGTTGTCTTGGGACATTAAATCTCCTTCCAGTTGTTTAGTTGTTGTCTCGCTGATAATTTTGAAAATGTATTACTACTTATAATCTTTTTCACTTCAACAGGTGATAATCCTGAAATAATTAAATCGTTGATATCTTTATCTTTTATATTCTTCGGCCAAATAAATACTTGATAATTATTGTCAATTAATTTTTTCATTTTTGCAATAATTATTTCTGATCTAGGTTCATTATCAAAGATATACACAGCTTTACTTTTCAACTGTTTTATTTCTAAATCTGAACCTGCAACTGCAATAGCATTGTCTAAGAATAAACTATCTATAGGACCTTCTACAATATAAATTGTTTTACTAGGGTCTAATCTTTCTAAACCATATATTCTTCTTTTGTTCTCATCTAACTTGATTGTAATATACTTTGGTTCTTCTTTGCCAAAGGCACGACCTTGAAACGCAAAGACCGTACCTTTGACATCATAGAAAGGTATAACTACTCTTGGATGATCTTCCTTTATGTTAGGAAACTTGTTAGGTATGATACTGTTTACCCATGTCATAAACTTGGGTACAAAATAAAATTTGTCAGTATGTTGTTCTAATTTTCTTTTGTGAATAAAATTAAGTGCTGGGTGATCTGATTTTAATTCTGAGAACTTATCTAAACCCTTTAACACTCTATCTGTAAACTTAACAGGTTTAAAATTAAATTCTGGTTCTTTGATAGAGTGTGTATTACCT